TCTACCTTTTTAGATTTGGCCTTGTATCTGTCATTGTGCTTGTCTCTCATGTTCTCAAGACTCTTGACAGCTTGGTCACTTATCTTGATTCCACCTCTTGCTCCGCTTGCGCTTCCCTTGGGATTCTTAGCGCTCCCTTTAACTCGGTCTTTTTTAGGAGCTGGTGTTTGGGCTTGAGTTCTCTTCTTAGCCATTCTTACGCCTCCTTTGAATCAACTGCTCAGTAAGAGAAGCTAAAGCGCCACCACCTTTGACAGCGCTAGTCCTCTCTAGTGCCGAGCGTTGTGCATCTTCGGGAAGATCACCCGCTCCAAGTCTCTCTCGAATAGCTCTCTCTAATTCATCATCAGGAGTTAATAGACCAGACTGAACAAGACCAGGAAGCATTCCTAATGACTCGGCTAGATCATCAGTATCAAGACCTGTATGAGTTAGCTTTGGAAGCTTGGAGGGATCAACTAGGCCATAGTTCCAACGGATTAAACGTCCAATAGTTCCTCCACCACGACGATCAACACCACTTACTTGACTCGCTACTAGATCACAAAGGTTTATAGCCGAGCGTCTAAAGACACTTAGATGGATCTCTCCAACAGATCTCGCTCCTGTTTCAGTGTTTCCAAGGTCTGCAAACTGAGTTAAGAAAGCTGAAGCTATCTGAGAGTCACACTTGGCTATGATCTCGATTGGTCCACTTGCGTAGAGGTTTGGTTGTGCTGCGTAAGTGTCAAAACTGACAGCACCATTCTCTACAAGATAGGATTGCTCAGCACTGATAAAGCTTTGAGCTTGCGCTTCAGCATCTTCAATCATGGCGTCTATATCACCATCACTAAGACCAAGAGCTTCGGCTTGTGATCTGTCAACTTTAACCTTTGGAGTTGGTACAGCCCATCGATCAAGACCAACACACATCAAGTTTGAAACTCTCTGCTTTGTTCTCCACCACCACCAAACAGGACGGAGCATTCCAACGCCCTCAAAGTTTGAGCCTGTCTTATTGAGTGTAAGTAGCAAGAGCTTGTTAGCTGGTATCGGTTCGGGAGTGTAAGTTGTGCCAACTGTATTTTGGAGGACACCATCAAGGTTTTGACTATCTCTGCTTAGCCATCGGTTGTGAGCACTTGGCTCTCTATCTGCATAGTGGTCAAGCCATACCTTAATCTTACCTTGACTGTCTGGTCCTACTCGGTAGATTTCCTCTGCGTATCGATAACCAAGAGGAACGAACTCGAATAAGTAAGCCAATTGATCTTCCCAAGAGGTAGTCATTTGACCCGCATATCCATCGAAGCCATAACATTCATTGGCGAATCGAGCTAGTTCATCGGCTACAGGATCATTCTCTATTCCAGGCTCGAAGCGCCATGTAGCAGAGAGCAAAGTTTGTCGGAGCATATGCCAAGAGCGTCTAACGATTGGATCAGTCCTCAACATTTCCTCAGCTTCTTGAACCCAATTAAGTCCAGTTAGCTTTGGATTCTGTTCCTTGCCTGTGATGACTCCACCACTTAGTTGAGTGCCTGTTATGCCTTTGGTGACAAATCTAGGCGTAAGCGCTCTTAAATGCTTCGGAGAGCGTTCTTTTGTTTCTTCGTTGCTCATCAGCGCCCCTTGATCTATTGGTGCTTACAAACAATATAAACACTGAACACTTATTTATCAATAAAAGCTTGTTCAGTATAAAATCAAGTGTTTTCTCTACATAGAAAAAAAGGCCACCGCCTTAGACTCAGTGACCTTTCTTTCATTTAGCAGTTTGTTCAACCTGCAAGACTCTTATAAGTTGGTGAGCTTCAAACTTCAATTACTTTTTTGGAATCCACTCTTCAACAGTCGGATCAAGGATTACTTGATTAATAGACTTGGTCTTGATCGGCTTCTCACCACTGAATAAAGAGAGCTTGTCAATAACTGCGCCTTGAAGCTCCATGAGTTGGTCGGTCTTAAGTTGCATTTGGATTTGTGCATCTCTAAGCCGAGCGATTAAAGCTTCTCTGTCAGCATTGGCGCTCGCTAGCTTGTCCTTAAGTTCCTCCACTTCCGATGGATCACGACCGGAAGCAATAGCCACCATGCTTGAGATTGAACCAGTGATCACACCAAGGATCCCCACTAACACGTCCCTATTTTCATCAACTATTTTTACATAAGTCAGGAACAAGATTAGACCAACTATGAGGAGGAGAAACATAACAGAGAACCACCATCCACGCCTCGCCTTTACATCTTTGGAGAACTCTTTGGCCTCTTGCCTGTCTTCAACTGCATTCATAATACACCACCTAAAAACATCGCTATAAACTCTATGACATAATCTATCCAATAGAACAGATCATCAACTCCATTCATCTTCCTTGCATGTGGATCAATTAGGATAGGGACTGAAGTAGAGACCACATAGAGGATTAAGATAAAGCAATACCTAACCAAGAACCAAGCAATCCATTCTTTCAACTTTCGATCTCTCATTCTACTTCGGATCTTCTTTGGACCGCCTAGCCTTTTCACCTTGTCGCTTCCTGGTGGTGGTTGCAAAGATTCAATAGTTGAACCAACTGCATAGATGATTTGAGTCTCCTTGACTCCCTTAAACCTGTACTCACCAACACAAGCATACCTAGTACCTTTGGGAGTAAAAACATTAGTTCGACCTTTGATGGCTGCCATGGCCTCCTTTGTTAGTAGCACTTGACCGGCTTGACAAAGTGACATGGTCCGAGCTGAAATGTTTTTGGCCACTCCCTCAAGCTCAACAGACTTCGCTCCTGTCATAGTGTAGATCTCAGCCTGTTTGACTTCCACCACCACTCCCCAATGAATCCCGATCCTACAACCAAGTTTAGTCTTAGGTGGGATTGTTTCCTGATAAGTCAGAGCAAAGTTAACCGCATCTATTGGACGATCAAAGCTTAGGAGGAATCCATCAGAGCGATCTATCTCTCTTCCATTGAACTTATAGATCAAAGATCGAGCAAGCCTATCATGGTATTGAAGCCACATAGCGGACTTCATAGCACCAACGGACTGGACGAACTTGGTTGAGCCTATCAAGTCAAGCAGAACTATAGCCAACTTAGTCTCAAGAAACTCCATTAAAAGATCACTAACCTAGTAACTCATGAGTCTAAATGGTTGCTCGTCATGCACCCGATAAAGGTTTTCTGTCTTATAATTTACTTTCTTATTATGCACAGTGACACTCACTTCTTTTGACCACACTATTTTGAACTTTTTTGGTGCTTGGTATTCACTTATGAACACTAAGTGTCCATCTTTGGCTTTAGCTTCACACCAATCATAAAACTCATCATGGTTAAAATCAAAACCATATCCTTTAGTGTTAATGTATGGAGGATCACAATAGATGAGCGAATTATCAGGGATAGGTAATTCTTTATAATCACATGAATATAATTTAACACCAGTAAGCTTTTTTTTGTTTTTTATAATGTTTCTGCGACCTAAATCAGCATAATTAGTATTTTTAGAATCTCTCGCATAAGTTGCCCAACGCATTCCTCCGAAAGCACAAGCAAAACTTACAAAGCCTTTTAAATGATCAGGATAAAGTTTTTGATTCTCTTTCATGTGTTTATATTGTTCCTCTGTGATCACACTTGGTGGCATGTATCCAGTTTGAACCGCTTTAAATAATGCAATCAACTCATGATTAATGTCATTTCCAATCCTTGGTCCTTTGACATTAAGTAAGACTTTGCCCGACCCCATAAAGGGCTCTACCCAAGTCATTCCATCATGCCTGACTGCACTCATATAATTTATTAAGTAGTTTGAAATGCGACTCTTGCCTCCTAAGTATTTAAACATTAAAAACTCCTAGCCTTTGAACCACCAACATTCACTTTTCTACTTCCTTTTACAGCCGAGCGTCTTGGTTTATACTTCTGATCAAGAGCGCTCTCATTCCAATTGAATGTTATGCAGTCATAGCGGAGAGCGTCAAGGGGATCTTCCTTACCATCTTTTTTGGGTTGCTCCTTATTATCCCAAGCATAAGAAAGGATTGCTTTCCTTATACTGTTTCCACTTGCTCTCTCTCCTTTACTCCAGACTTCCTCAGTAATGAGATACTTCTTAGAGTTGAATGCTCGCTTTAGCCTTTGGACTCCATTAAGTATATCCACTTTAATTGGATCGGTAGTGTGTCTCAATGGAACTCCAATTCCTTTCGATGGTGGTTGCCTCATTACTCGGAAAGCGCTTTGACCGGTCTGATCATTCCTTGCTTTACCTGCCTTGTCAGCTACTCCAGTATCTAGCCATATCCGAGGACCAGGAGCTTGATCTTTGAGTGACCTTGGCCAAGCTATGGCTAGAATAAGAGTTGTGAGTTGTTCGGTGGTGACTTCCTTTGGATTGATCTCATGGCAGATTATGGAGGCTTGAAGCTCATCGTCATAGGCAAGGATTAAAACACTTGGCTTCCTAAAACCCCAATCGATAGCGATTCTCCCTGTCATGCTTTCCTTATATTTCCAACCTTTAATCACATGGCTCGCTTCGGTGAACTCAGAATAAATTAAACCTGTTGGTGGCTTTGGTTTATTCATGATCATCGCTTCTCGCTCATCCGGTGGAAGCATCTTAGTAGCCTCGAACCATTCATCTGCGAGATTATCTTGGTTGACATAAGAGCTAAAGAATAGCGGAGCTATGTTTTGATTCTCAGCCATATTAACCCACCAAGCATCAACCACAGGAAGACCTACTAAGATGAGGATAGGACTTGGTCCTGCTCTTAAACGTCCAAGAGCTTTATGAGCTACTTCCTGCGTTAATGTTTGACATTCATCAATCAAGCATACTCCGCTTGTAACATTAAGACCTTCGAGAGGATTATGAGTGGCCTCTCTTGTGCCCGGTCGAAAGTAGGAGCGACACCATACTTGACTCCCTGTATGTCTATCTGTCCACTGTTTCATCGTGTGGTTATAAGTCCAACCAAGTGGAGCCAACCACTTCTCCATCTCAGGCATTAAAACTGAATTATATCTTGGAGTAGTATCGGTGACCAACAGCGATGAAGTACCAGGTCGAGTCTTGGAGAGATACAAGATAGAGAACACAAGAGCGCTTGTCTTTCCCGATCCCCATCCACATCTAGCAGCTATCACTTTATCTTTTCGAGTGATCCCCTTTATGATTTCAAGCTGTAAAGGATTTAGTTTGATTTCGGCCATGATATGTTTTAATCTTCCTCTTGATTAGAACTTGTCATTCTATTCGATGTCAGTGATGGCCTAGCTTTCCTCGGTGTTCTCCCTCGGAGGTATTGCTAGGCTTTCCTTATTTTGGACTTGTGCTTCAAGCTGTTTCATCATGCTTAAGACTTCTTCAGATCCATCGGACTGTTTAGAAACATTAAGATCAACTTGCTTAAGGTCGCCATACTTGTCAGGGAAGCGCTTGCTTAATCTCCAAGCCCAACCTCTCCAATCCATCTTGTCATCTACACAGCGATCAAGACGAGAAAGCATAACCGCTTCGCTATACCCAATAGCAGCATCAACTTCTTCAGCATAAGCTTCGTCTTTTTCAATCCAGTCATAATGAGTTCTTCTTCCAACTCCAGCTTGAGAACAAGCCGCTTCGATGGACATACCAACTCTAATATTATCAAGCAAAAGCGCTCGCTTCTTCTCTCGCTCTAATTGCGCTCTAGTCTTGCGCTTGGTCTTAGGCGTCTTCTGTGTCTTCGCTGTCTTCTTCTTTGTCCCAGCCATAATGCTCTCCAATCGCTGTCCATATAGTTCTATATAATGCCTCGCTCTCCTTGTGGAGTGGTGAACAGTCAGTATCAACAAGACGCTTCTTAATCTCACAAAGAGCGCTTAAGACTTTCTCTTCTCTCGCGCGTATGTGTTTTTGTGCTGTTTGTGCATTTAAAGCTTCATCAAGCAAGCCTTGAACATCGTCCAAACATAGAACCATATTGTGATTCGTGATAATCGCCTTTTGGATCTCATTAATGGAGAAGCCTCGCTCGTTAAGTGTTAGGATAAACTCTTTTAGCTTTTCTAAACTCATGGATAGTCCTTAGTGTTAATTGTTAACCTAATACTAGTTTAATCATCTTCCTTATTAAAGAAAGCTTCCATTGAGTTAGGAAAACATACTTCAAGCTTTTGCTTGATCTGTTGAGCGATGTCTCTTGTTTCGGGTTGAGCGTGGTCATGATCTCGGAGCTTGATGAACTTAATCCAGTTGTGAAGATTACCAGTCATATAAAAGGTGGTGTATGTACCTTGTGGCAAAACGCTTCGGGCCATTTCTCTTGAGACTCCTGCTTCAAGTAATTGCTTGTATGAAGCCCAAGAGAACTCAGTGGCAAGTTGGAAGATGCTGTTAGCATCCGTTTCTTCCAAGATTCCCTCCGAGCATTGGAGATTATCTTGAGCCTGTCCCCTGACTTCATTAGGCTTCCAAAACTCTATCTTCTCTGAAGTGTATCTCCTGCTTACTTCGTTATATGAAAAAGTTCTATGCCTCATAATCTGAGATCTTACAAAGATTGGAACAACCAGGAGGAAAGTCGCCACACAATGCTCAAAAGGTGAAGTATGGCCATGAGCAGATAAAAACTTGATAAGCTTCTTATCTCTCTCAGTAAGCTTAGTGTTGGTCACATCGTCTTTTAAAAAGCTAACTCTTGCGGAGTCAACCACTCGCTTATCACTTCCCATGAAGTCTATTAGCGTAGCTGTCCCATTTCCATCTCTATAAATCTTACTCATCGTTATTCCCTTTAGACCAAGTATTGCGCTTTCCTCTTTGGTCCTTTAATCCTGCTGTCAATAGTTGAATGGTGGCTTCCTTAAACGGTCGCTTTCGATGTGGAGTGAGTAGACCTTTTTTGTTGAAGGTGTCTGCTATCTCTTTGTTTGTGAATCCAAGGAGCTTGTATTGGATAGCAAGCATTTTGATTTGATACTCGTCTAACATTGCTTATCCAACATCATGTCAATAATTCTCTTGTATCTCTCTACTTCGTCCATAGATACATTGATAATCGCTTCATTTTTAGATTGTGATAAAGCATCTTGAAGCTCTTGTTTTAGATTGCTTATCTCTCGGACCTGTTTAGAGCATAGCTTTTCAAGTGAATCAATTTTCATCAAATTGGCTTGATGAGCATTGTAAATCTCATTTTTATATTTGAGTTCAGCCTGGAGCTTCTTAATCTCAGCTTGATATGCTTCGATCTTTAAAACTGCTGTTTCATCAACTTGGCTTGTTTCTTGACTAGCTAGTTTAGCTTGAAGTTCTCTACAAGTGTTACGAAGTTCGATCCTACTGCTAGCTCCATTTTCAAGTTGATCTTTAAGCTTTTCGATCGTTTTTTTATAACTTTTTTCTTGTCTTTCTAATTTGTATTCAAGTTTAGTCATCTCTCTTTTATACTTAGAGACTTGACTCTGCGCTCGTTTTAAAGATGTCATAGTGGTTGTTGGTTGATCTTTGTAATCAACTTCTTCCATAAGATTCAGCAACCATTTTTTATAAATTACCCATTCTTCACTTTTATAGGATTCATAATTACAAAGTGTGGCGTGTAGATAAGTAGGTGATTTCCCAAACTCTATGCTTAAATCAGATAGCTTAACTTGATTCCTTATGCCATCTTCAATCCTTTTTAAGTTCTTAGGTAAAAGAATATAATATGGTTTAGAACCCTTTTGTTCAATAATTGGATAAGTATATCCATCTGTTCTTTTGGCCACTTGCTCAACCGAATTAGGTATTTTTTTAACTGATTCGTTTTTTGCTTGTTTTTCTTTTTCAATCCAATTTTGCGTTGGTTGATCTAATTTTATCTCTAGTTGTTGAACTTCAAAAATATCATCGTGATAAGGCCTATCATTAAAAGCTAATTCAATTTGATATTCAGTTAGGCCAAAGTCTAACTTTTTCAAAAGGTCAATCAAGCTTTTGTCGTGACCACGTTGAAAAGTATTAGGCGGATTCCCATAAGCTCGATAACTTCTAAGTAAACAAGACAATAAGTCATCATCTGTTGAATCATAATGTTCAAAGGTATGATCTACATTCTTCCAAAATTCATTGTGCTCAACATTAAGCCAATAAACTAGATCCGGTTGTACGATTAAGAAACGATATACAATAAAAGAAGCATAACCTTTTGGATCATTTAGAATTAGTTGGTTTTTTAATTTGTTAACATCTTCATTGTAACAACCAACTATAACGGCAAAACTTTTCGATGCTTTGCTCATTTGAGTAAGTTGATAAAAAAGACCAGAATCATTTTCATTTTTTTTGCGTCGAGCTTCATCTTGTTTTAAGATTTTTGTAAACGTTTCAAGCGTTGTTTCAGCCGGATCAATGATTTTATGTGACTTTAACTCAATTAATACATCCGCTTTTTTATGGTAAATATCACACATCCATTGATAACTTGTTTCATTTGTTTGCTCAATATCACTGTCATATTCTTTTAATAGATTAGTGGTGATACTTTGAAACATTCGTCCAATGGTTTGTCTTGGCTTTTCGCCATTAAATGCATTCATGTCTGTGATTCCTTAGCTCTTAAATCTTTCTTTGTGGCATTCTTCGGTCAACAGCATCGGCAGGCATTGAGCCATTTGCTTTGATTACCGGTTCAATTGATTTCACATTGATATAGAACTTCTTATCAAAGCTCTTAAGCGCTCCATGACAAAGGATTGTGTCCCCTTGTTGGATAGTCTCGGAGATCATTCGGCCAAGTTGTCCGAAGACTCTGACTTCATGTATCTCAATGTTTTGCTTTACTTGAGCATCAGGACCAACAAACTTCTCTACAGTCCTGACTTTGAGCTTTAGGAACTGAGTATATTTATTGCTCTCCATTGTTGGCGCTTCGATGACATCGCCTTGGATCATGATTGTGTTTACACTTCTCGCCATTCTCTATCTCTTTTCTAAGCTTGGCTAGTCTACTAGCGAAGTAGTCAGCACTTTGAGCAGCAGTTGGAAGATGTCTATTTTCTGTCCAAAAGTTGTAGTAAGTTTGAGCCTGTGCTAGCTCTAGCTTTAGCTTTTCTATATTCTTCAAGGCCAATCTCCATCAAGATTCGTGCAACGTTGGAAGTAGCTCTCTGTTCATCTTTAGCGATGCTTTCGAGTTGCTCTCTAAGTTCTACACTGATTCGAAATGACATTGGTTTATTTTCCATAACTGCCTCCTTTGTCTACTATGTAAACGATTAGTAGACATAAAAAGAAACAAAGAAAATAAAAAAGTCTAACCATTCGGGTTTTGTCTCATTCTTACTACCGGGCAACTTCACACCATTCAAAAGTCTGTGTTTTTAAAACACTTAGTTTTGAAATAAATAAAAAGTTAAATTGAATGATTAGACTAAGACGAAGATTAAGACACAAAGCTTTTAAGCTTGCAAGAACTAATTTACTCCCCACTCTGAGAGATTACCATTATCAGCTCGTCTATCTCGACCTTGCATGTAAATTGGCTTGTTAAAGATTGCCTGAAGT